CGCCTGTAGCGCCGCTACGGTTACGAGCGCCACAACGGCCACCACTCTCAATACGGGCTATCTGCAAAGCAGTTGGAACCCATTCTGAGCCAATGCGTGCCGATACATGCTCTGAAATCATTGCCGAGACGCCACCAGATGCGTCTGGAATATTGCGATAATGGCGACCGTGTTTGCGCCAGGTAACTGTTTCAGTTTGTTGAGGTTGAAAAATGTTGTCGAAAAAGTCAGCAACTGGATCAATAGATGCAGAGGCAGGCGTAGCAATCAACGCAAACGCCAACGCCCCCGCAATGCGGAGGTTACGAAAATTCATAATGTCCTATGGATTGCGGCGACTAAGCGCCTAGATGGGCAGCGTAAACTCTAAGTAAGCTGCCTTCAATATGCGGGAAATGAAGATCCCGCATATAAGAACCATCCCTACATTTAATAACTTTAGTATTAATGCTAGATGGTCGGGGTGCATCATTTTCTTGCACGCACGTATGATTTGACAGCCTTGCAAGCCATCATAGACACAGTAATTGGTAAGGTCAGAAAGAATAGAAAGTAAATCATTATAGTAGCCCTCTTACTAACGCCGCGCCTGCGGGAGCCGCAAGAGATGGCGTTAATTGACGCATCAGTAATTCCATCTGGCTGGGTGGCACATTCACATTTCTGCGATTGCCGCCGCCACGAATTACCCGAGATACCTCTTCAAGATTTCTTCTTGTAGCCCTGTCGCCAACAACCTTAGCGCCTTCAGCTAATGCCGTTAGTGGAAGCGTAGCGCCACCAGTTCCAGCACCGGCACCAATGTTCGCCCATGTAGAAAGTCCACCACGGCTAGGTGCTAACTTTCCAAGCATACGAGCGACGTTTTCAACTCTGCCACCACGAATTGCTGTTTCAAATGCTTCACGCTCATCAGCTGTGAAATTCTCAGGGCCGCGCTTTTCGAAATAACGCCGCAACTCTTGTCTGATTGCGTTATTTTCGTTGCCACCAGAGTATGTAGAGGCGGCTCTGCGCTCTGCTTTACTGAACGCCTCATCTACTGCATCAGCTTTTGAAAATTGCGTCCATAAACGATTAGCTTCAGCCAGATTGCTTGCTAACTGCTCCTGCGAAACGCTGTCATCAAAACTGGCAAAATTGCCTTCTTTTGGCGTAGCAAGAAAATTATCTATTTCTTCCTTGATAGCTTGGCCATAAGCACTTTCGGTAGCATCCTTGCTGTTGCTTATTTTACCGGCAATCTTGCGAAGATTTAGGATTTGCTCTGGTGTCGCAGTTTGACTTAGGCCAGCAGTTCCAGATGGTGCGCCTGAGCCAACTCTGGCCCGTTCCATCGCTCTGTTAAATGCAGTGACTTTAGGCGCAAGCTCTGGTTGCCATTGCATCTCAGTTAAGCGGCCTCTTACCGACCCAGCTAAATCATTTAAGCCTTGCTGAGTGAACAACCCACCAGCATCTGTAAATCTGTCATAAGCCGCTTGAGCCGCACCTCTAATGTCGTCTGTAGTTGCAGCCTGAGCAACCCGAGGCGCGGTGTTGGTAACATTAGCAAGTCTTTCTAGGCCTTTGCCAAGACCGTAACCAATGCCGCCGCCAGCTGCGCCAAGAAGGCCGCCATAGGTAGCATTGCTGTCATCGCCTGTAGCTTGAATGCCGCCAGCAATGCCGCCTTCAACCATAGCTCTAGGAAGGGCAGAAAGGCCTCGCTGAGCCGCCGTTGCGGCTGCTGGCTGTAATGAGGCTACAGCTGGTAAAGCCCCATCAACAGCCCCTGTAATAGCTGGCAATGTAGATGCCGCTCGAGTTGCATTAGTAGCCGGAAACGCACGACTAGCTATTGCGCCAACGCCTTTGGATATAGCTGCGCCAGGAAGAAATGACCCAGCTATTTCAGCTGCCGTTCCAGCCATGCCGGTAGATTTCTGAGCGTCTTTTAGCTGTTCATCTTGCATAGCCTTTTCGAGGTCATAATATTCCCCGAGGCTTTTGTTGCCGTGTTTAAAATAATCTCTGACTGCGCCTAATCCGGCTCTGGCTTCATCTGCCCACCCAAGGGTTGTGCCTTGGACACCTTGAGCGAGAAGATTATTAGCATAGCTATGCCGAGCACTAGGATTTGCATCTAGCCAATCTCTAGCTTGCTGATGTGCTGCATCTCGCTGTTCTACATTCTCAACAGCAGGAGCTTTAGGCTTTGGATTAAAGTTTAACGCTCCAATAGCTGTAGCTTCATCGGTTGCGTCAATTTGATAAACGCTGCCATCTGCTGTTGTAATTTCAAACGTCGGCATTAGCGCACCTTTCTGATGCTAGTTACGCCTTCCGGTAGCTCTTTACGCTTCGGAGTAATATCGCCAAATTCTTTTTGGAATTGGGGTGAAGTTGCATAAAGCACGCCTTTGATAGCGTCCTGTCTGTTTAGCTCTTTCTGCGTAATTACCTCTGTGCTGTCGCCAACTTGAGGGAAATACTGGATACGAGCGTTTTCAAACTCGCCAGGGCTAATTGATGCGCCACTCTCTCGCCTAAGCGTAGCATTGATAAAATTGCGCTGTGCTTGGTCAAGCTGCTGATACTGAGGGTCAACATATGAGTTACCTATGATAGGGATAGAAGAATTAGCCCTATTCATAGTTCCTTTTACGCCCATGCCGTATTCAGCAATTCCTGGGTCGGACATTACATTGTTTGCGTTGCGCATACGTGTAACAAATCCAGCAGACGCCGCCTGGTCTTGCGTTGCTGGTTTTGGCCCCTGACCAGTTCCTTCAACTGGGACAACATTTGTGCTGCCAGGATACCACATCCCCTTGCTACCATCTGGCATATCAACAAGGGTAGGCTTCTCTTGCTCTGGCGTTAATAGCTTCTTCAGTTGAGCTTCTTTAACTTGCCTATCAAGACGGTTATCTGGTGTATTAGCCATCGCTTGGTTTTCAAGCAGCTTTTGAATACCAGAATGGCCAAGAGCCTGTGCAATCTCAGGAGTAATATTTAACGATTGTAAGAATGCTGGGTCTGACAATTTCGATTGCAGATTTTGTGTGCGTGCGATTTCTTGCTGCGCTGCTTGGCCTTGCATATTCATCAATCGAGCTTGAGCAGCTGTCATTGCATCGCGCTGGACGCCATCCATATATTGCGGGGCTTGAGCAAGTATCGTTGCTCTTTCTCGCGGGGTCATGCGCTGGCCAGCTGCGACAAGCAGCATTCCAAGCTGACCCATTTTAGACATTGATGCGTCTCTATAATCATCAGCTTGTATCTGAGGCGTAGTTGAAAAAGGCGCTTGTGGCTGAGCAGACATAGGCTGTTGCTGGCCTGTCATCCGTTGAAAGAAATCATAAAACGACATTTCAGTTTCTCCCCAGCAAGCCTTGCAATGACGCTTCATGAACGCGCTTATGCAAATCCATCATTTGTTGTTTCATCTCTTCATTATAATCCGGCTCTTGCAACTGCCTGTTTGGTTGGTCTAACTGCTCAAGCAAACCCGAGATTGTATTAGGCCTATTAGATACCGGCATTGGCTCTGTTTGCTGAATGATGCTCTCTATTGATAATGGGCCAGCAGTCATTTCTTTTTCTTCTGGTGCGTATGCTAAAGAGAAACCCGGTGTTGATTTTTCACCACTCATTCTAGCAACGTGAGAGGCAACAGTTCCGTTCCCGTCGCTTGCATTATAGTGACCAGGTGAGCCAGCATTTACAGTTGAATATAAATCCATCAGACCCATTCCAGGCTTAAATCCACGCGCTGACAAATATTTCATTGTCGCGTCTATCTGGTTAAATGCTGATGGGTTCTTAGTATCTACGCCAAACTGTTTGCGCTCATTTGGCCCAAATTGAATTAAGCCAAAATAATCATTGCCTTTGCCGCCCCATACGTTAGGCCGTCCAGAGCTTTCATAACTAATAACCTTCATTAAATCGTCTGGATTGTATCCGGCGTTTTTTGCTTTAGCCTGCAAATAGGCAATTTCTTCTGGCGTCATTTATTGAACCTTATTATATGACGAAGGAAATGGCCCTCTGTAGCCAGCTAAGCCAGAACCAATATTTAGCAATCCAGCAATCGGAGATGCAGCGCCGCCGCCAAACATTGAAAGCCCGCCAAGGCCAAGACCTAATGCTGTGCTTAATGGGCTAGACGATGTTTGTTGCTGCGGAGCAAAGCCGATGCTGTTTGTGCTAGATGTTCCAGTAGAGCTTTTATCGTGCGGCGCAGCTGAGACAGTCTGGTTATACATTTGCTGAGCTTGCAGCGGATACTGGGTCTGATACTGGAAATAATTATACAACTTATCAGCTGCGTTCTGACCCGTTTGCTGCTCAAGACCGCCGTAAGTGAGAAGATTATTAATGTCAGCAGTATTAGCGGCTCTGTTTGCAGTGCCAAGGTTAGACAGAGCCTGACCGCCAGCAAGTGCGTTAGCGTTATTTTGCTGCGCAGCTTGGTTCTGAGCCTGGACATCGGTGCCAAGCATATTGGTGGCCTGGTTGTATCCAGACGAAAGAAGATTAGCGATAAGGTCGTTTGTGTTACGGTTATTCTGCGCAGTCGCAACACCTTCTTGAACACCGTGGCGTGAGCCGCCAAATGCTTTAGCAGCCAATGCCTGGTCAGCAGTTTGAGTTAGTGCTCTATCCAGATTTCGTTGGCTTATATCAGAAACACTGTTTACGACATTATCAATATACGGGTTCATATACTGGCTAATGCCCGACAAGCCATTAGCTAACGTCTGAGGCTGCAACTGCGTCATTGAGTTGTTTATCGCGTCTTGAGCGTTATCGTAATAAGGCTGATAAGCGCCGACACTGTTTCTAATTAAATTACCAGCAGCTGTCTGGTCAGATGCCATACCTACAGCTAAAGGCCCACCATATTGAGGCGTTCCTTGCTTGACGATGTTCTGAGCGTTTTGCACGCCAAACTGCGAAGCATCCGTCAACCACTGTGGGATATTCGTTGAGCTTGATGTCGCACTATTACTCGCCTGGATAGTTGGCATAGGATAGTAATTCCCGCCACCGCCGCCGCCTTTTGACATATTAATTTCCCTCTATGGGTAGTTCAAAGGTTATGCATTTTGGCTTGAAGCCATATGCCGGAAATCGTTTTAGAAACCCTTTGCGTGATACGCTCGTGAGAGCAGAGCATTGATGCTCAACAGCAAACGCTTTCACTTTAGGTAAGTAATGCTCTAGAAGCCGGTCTAGTTCACCAGCAGCTATAAAAAGATGCAGAGTGCGCTTCTGAGGATATTCGACTATTTCAGTTACAAGGCAGCATTTGTCATCGCCCCAATACTGGAAGCGACCTGACTTTATGCCTTCCGCAATATCTTCTCTTGTGTGTGTGTTGCCGCCGAGTTTTAAGGCCTTATCAAAAAGAGCCGGTAAACTAGATTGGTGGCTGGACATCGCCGCGCGTTGCTACAGCTGTGGTAATGACGCCAGAATTATTCACCGTTACTTGCCAAACCTTGCCGTCTGGAGCCTGTAATAATATCTGCTGCTGAACGATGTTTGGGCCAGCCAGTAGGCTTAATCTTCTAGACAGCAGCGACATAAACGCAGCAAAATATGTCGCATCATATTGTCTAGGAACTGTGCCAAATGACGGTTGGGGTAATGGTTTTGATACCGTCATCTGCGGCCACCATTTTTGTTCACATCAAAGCGGATTTGACCAATGCTCCAATAAGCATCGTTTGTTGCTTCAATTCTTAATCTAATATCACGCCCAGAAACGCGAGTGTCTGTGTATCCATCTGCTCTAGGAGCATACGGGCCAAATTCTACCTCATTCTGCCCTGGCGCATATTTTGATTTAAACTTGACTTGATAATTATCTACATCGCTGTCTGGGTCGCTAGCAACGAGTGCTTGATTAATTTCAATATAGCTATCGCCCTGACCAAAATCTAAAACAGATGTCTCAGCCCATACATCACCAACTCTAGACGCTCCATCATCTGTCCAGCCATCTTCTGACTGATAGACGTTGTTATCTGTCTTTGCCAAAAGCGGATAACTAGCCGTAACAGCGCCAATAGCAGCCGTTACATTTCTTTGGCCTCTAATCCATACGTTATCTGAGTAGTTCCAGATAACATAATTATTCGGTTCTCCATTTGTAGCGTGTATATCTACATAGTCAAACCAAAACTCAGGGAACGCTCCGTTCTCATGCATATGCGAACGATAGTTGCCATAAAGCGGGTCATAGTTTTGTTTAATATCGCCAAACATTGGGCAATCAAGCAAGCGAATATCGCCGCCTGAGTAGACCCAGAAACCACTCTCACCAAACCAAACTGTGTAAGAGCCGCCGGATGCAATCGCGCAAGGCGCAGAGAAGGTGGTTGAACCCAATTTCTCAACGCCATAGAAATACGGCGCACCGACATAGCGCACAAGGAAACATTCATGCTGGGTTAGAACTAGAACGCCTTCTTTAACGCGCACGCCAGTAATAATTGGTGATGATGCTTCTAGGTCGATATAACCAGCTTGACCTGTGCTTACGTTGAATGTCCAGCCGTTGTAGTTTTCAAAGTCTGACCAGGCTACACGACGAGGATTTCCACCCGCTCCCATCAACATAACAGCGCGCTCAGCAGTCACAGCCATAGCGTAATTGCCTGTAGGGGCATTCGATGGAACATCCATCTTTGGGACTACGCCAGTAGTAGGCGTCAAATGTAGCAAGCGTCCATCTGAAGAACAGACAGCTAATAGGTCAGAGCCAAATGAGGCAAATGACCAATGGTCTGGCTTACGAAATATTGGTGGGTTAGTGCTTCTTTGACGGCCATAATTATCCTGACCAACAATCCAGTTGGCGGTATGCGTTCCAGAACCTGCACTAGATGTATTAACAGGCGTTCCATTCTTCCCGCCAGAAGCTAAGCAAATTCTAAATGTGTTGATTGATACAGGTATAACATAATAATTCTGTGTTGCGGTGATTGATGTTGAGGATACAGTTTGAGAACTACTGACCGTATATGTTCCTGTTCCACCAGACCCAGTTCCAAGCGCAGAAATATAAGTTCCTGAAGTTATTCCAGTCCCACTTAAATATTCTCCAACGGCTAATGTTCCGCTTGTTACAGCCGAAACAGTAAGAGTTGTTCCAGATATAGAGCCAGTTACAACTGCACCAGAGATTATTCCAGCTGGCAATGTCCCAGTGGTTGTAAACCTTACAACGTCATCAGCTGTAAATCCGTGATTTACCCAAGTTACTACAGCAGGAGATGCATTTGTAATTGTTACTGTGGCAAATGAAGCTGTCGTAGTCCCTATCGGGTCACTAATTGGGATTTCATCAGTTCCCCAATCAAGAGAACCGTAGCCGCCTCCAGCAACGCCAGCCATACCAAGAAAATTAGTTGGCGTAACATCAGTCAAAGAACCAAAGAGAACACTAATGCCGCTTTCGTGACCTACCGCAGTCCACTCTCGCGCACCGTCGTCACGCCACTGGAATAGGGTTCTAACAGGCGAAGGAAGCGGGTCTGATGAAATACGTGTATTCCCTCCAATAGGCATAATGCTGCCAGCAAGCCAGCGAACATTAGAACTATCCCACCAAGTGTTTGGTGCATCATTTGGCGTTGCCTGGCGAACAACTCCAGGAGGAAATTTAATCGGAACAAAAGGCATTATTTTCCTCAATTCCAAGAAATTGAAACGTAGCCATTGTTTGTTCCAGCTGCACCGCCAGACAATGTTCTCACAACGTAATCACAAGTTGTTTGACAGCAATAAACGCAGTAATCACCACACCCACAATAAGCAGTGCAAGCACACTCATATTGTAAATTATTACCGCCGCCACCACCACCGCCAACACCGCCTATTGTTACACCAACGCCTACACCTTGATTTGCCAACACAGAATTTTGGTTAGCGTCTGTTACAGACAATGAAAAAGAACTAGATGCTTGTGAGCCGCCACCTAGACTTGGCTGACCACCTGGGCCTTGTGGGCTTTGCACATAGCCTCCAAAATAAGTAATGCCTCCAGCGCCACCACCACCACCAGATGTCAAATTTCCACTTTGGCCAGCTTGGCCACCCTGACCACTAACAACAGTTACATATAAGTTATTAAATAATGGAATTGCCCAAGTCTGATTGCTGTATAATGTTGTGCTTCCTGGGCTTACTGGACTACTATTTCTTCGACCAGCAAAGTCAGAAAATGATATTGGGCCGGAAGATTGTAAATATCCGCGATAATTACTTGTATTAAACCAACGTAGACCATAATAGCTTGACAGTGCATTGCCTCGGCCAAACTCAGTGTTAATGGCGCTCATGCTTATGCCAGTTGTAGGAACCGTCATTGTATTTCACCGCCTATTGGGTAATGGCAATTATACAAGGCGCCAATAACAGGTGGCGCAGGCGTTACACCATCAGCCGACCAATCAGACAACGATTTTGAAAAACGATATTCTGTAATTTTATCGGTAAATATTTTACCGCTTGGAATTGGCGTTGAGAAAGTCATTACAGAAAACACACCTGGATATTGTGTGGCTTCATCTGGCTTACTTCTGTCTTGAACGTCTAATACTTTAGTAAAATACCTATCAACAAAAGAATAGCCTTTTTCTTCTATCTCACGTGTTTCAAATCTATACGTTGGATAATCTGGCGCATGAACTACAATAATCGCCATTATCTTTTCTCCATAAGTTCTACCTTATTTGATAGTTCCTTAATGGCCTCAATTAGAATACCTACAAGATTGCCGTATGCTACTGATAGAGTTCCGTCATTTTCTACAACAACTTCCGGCACAATATCGCGCATTTCTTGCGCAATAACGCCTATACCAGCTTCACCTGTGTCTATTCTGTCGTAATAGACGCCACGCATTTGATTTACGATGGCAACGGCATTCTCAATCGTCCTGACGTTCTCTTTTAACTTGGCATCTGAGTATGCTGTTATATTGCCAGATGCAGTCAAATTTCCGCTGGATAATGTTAAAGACCCACCAGTTTGATTTATTACTAATGAAGAGGCACTTGATACGCTAATATTAGCCCATTGAGCAGAGGCCGCATTGTTTGTGAATTGTAATAGTGCAGGGTTATCACTAGAAGCGGCTCTAATTCTCACGCCATAGCCATATGCTGTATTTGTAGCGCCCTGTATTGCGCCAGATACAGATAAATCACCAGACATAGAGACATTGCCACCAGACACATTTAATTGCCCAGAACCAACATTCAAACCATTAGATGCTAATGTTGTAGCTCCAGAAACTGACAGCGTTCCAGTATGTGTTCCGTTTACGCTCGTCATATTTCCAGACATAGAAACATTACCGCCGGTAACATTTAGCTGTCCTGAACCTACGTTTAACCCGTTTGCTGCAAGTGTTGTAGCTCCACTGACAGACACTGTTGAGGCAAATGTAGCAGCGCCAGTATGCGCTGATGTCCCAGATAATGTAGTGTTACCTGTAACTAACAAGGTATTATCAAAAGTTACAGCGCCATTAACTCGGAAAGTTTGACCAAATACCATTGGCCCAGCGGCTGTTTGTGATGTGGTCAACGTGCGAGATAAAATATGTGCGTCAATAGTTGATAAATCAGTATTGACGTGGCTACCCCAGGCGTTTGTATCGGCTCCTACCTCTGGGAGCAATAAATTCAGATATGGGGTATATGCGTTTGCCATTATATCACCGTTGTAAGGTAAGGTGCTGGGTCGTTTTTAGGAACCCAGATTGATGGGTCGTCAGGTTGGTCTGGCTCAAGCCAGAGAATGTATGCGGTTTGTGAATAGCTATCTGGCGTTTCTGTAGCCGCCATAGAAAGCGTAGAGCGTATTGAAGCATTAAATGACGCTATGTCGGACGCTTCAGTAGCGATTAACGCTATATTGTAATTACTAACATTAATGGCGACTGTATCAGATGCTTCTGTAGCCTGTAGATACCCTAAGGCAATAAGGGTTGCTGGAAAGTCTGCCGTATCTGGCGCTTCCGTAGCCGCTAGTGCGGCATTTGTGTTCCAAGCGACAAATGATGCTGTATCTCTAGCTTCCGTAGCCGCTAAATTTACTGCAAAGCCATATGCCGCAAATGCCGCTGTGTCTTTAGCTTCAGTTCCAGCTAAAATAAATGAATTAGCAGATGCAGCGAGTAATGACGCCGCAACAGGACTAGCGCCTAACGGCCCTGTAGCAGCAGACCCGTCATATTCCTTCGGCGTTCCAGCGCTACCAGCCGGTTCGCCGCCAACAGGGGCAGAACCTAATGCGCCTCCAATATTAAACGCCATAGCCGCCCCAATCCGTATTAAGCAATAACGCCGATGTTACCAACATAATCCGGCGCAGGAGCACCAGTTGCAGCATTGACCCATTCGCCAGGCGTTTCTAAATCGCCTTGCTGATACACATACTGCGTAATCGCAGATGAGAACGTAGGCATATCTTGCGGCGTTCCGTTGAGACGTAAGCGGCCCCAATAGCCAGGAATAGCGACAGGCGTAGGGGGATTGTCTGGGTCAATCGGGCCGACAATAGGCTCGTAGATAACGCCGACCACATTGAGAAACCAACCGCCGCCGCTTTCAAATGTGCCGTTGACGATGATTGACTTATTGCCTTCAGCGTCAGTCGTAACGAAGCCAAGCGTTTCTGCTTCGGTTAATAATGTAGCGTAGTCGCCGCTGTTAAATACGATTTCCATTAGTATGGCGCTCCTACTGCTGATTTAGTTTTAAGAACGGCGTCTGGGAGACGGGTGTTGTAGAGGGCAAGAGATGAAACCCAACCGTTTGTTGTAAAGGTCGAAAAATTATTATAATTTCCTAATTGTATTGCTGTTATTGCAGTAGAAAAAGGACTTGTTGTAACTACAGTTCCGTTATTACCTACAATATTTCTTGATGTCGCATTAGCTGATATAGCAAGTCGATAACCTGTAGTTGTAGATGACCCTGAACCAAGCGTCGCTACTGCGCCCGTCGGAGAGGAAGATGGGTCAAAGGTTGCAAATGATGTTGTGCTATTTACAGAAAATCCCAAAAGTGACACGCCATTTGCTCCTAATACAATTCTTGCAGGAGAAAACGCTGTGTATGCTAAACCTTGAACTAAAGCGCTAAATGTGCTGCTTGTTAGTGTCGTCAGCGCACTACCCGTCAATTGTGCGACATCAGCCGCTCTCGTAACGCTGGCTGTTGTCGTAGGGATGTAGCTGGTGGCGAAGGAGCCAGCTTCTAGCTGTGCGCCCCAGATGAAAACGCCAGAGACACCATCGCCTGTGTAAGTTATATTGCCGCCGGTTGCTGTAAATATTCTTATTGCCGCGGTTCCAGAACTTGAAGCTGTTGCAGTAAAAGAGCATCTATACCAGCCGTTTCCAACACTCGTTATTGACAAATTACTTGGAGAGCCGCCGTATGTTGAAGCTGTAATAGAACTAAGGTTAAATAAAGCGCTAGTACTCCACATTGCATCGCCAACAGCTATGACGAATTGGCTTCGCTCAGATGCTTTTGCATAGATGGAATATGTGTAAGATACCGCAGAGACACTTATATTATTTTGCACAAAATGACTATTGGAGGCACTACTGTCTTCAACTAATTTATCAGCCGTAGTCGTTCCGTCAGGAGCAGTCGTTGCATTTGCTGTAGCAGTTACGCGAGTTTTTCCCCACGCAGCATCGTTAAACTGCTCACTATACGTCAGCACGTTCGTCCTACTCTCCTCAATCAGCAATCCTCTCGGCGTTGCTGGAACAGTAGAAGGGTCGAAGTCGTAGCGGGGGCCATAGACTGCGGCTGTAGTGGTAGGGATGTAGGCTGATGGGCGTGTTTCGTAGGTGACTGCTTCTAACTGAGCGCCCCATAAAAATATACCGCTTCCGGCAGTTCCTGCATATGTGCCGCCATTATCTGCCAATACTACGAGATTAAAAGGGTTAAGTGTTGTTGTATCGGCAGTAGCTGTTACAGAACATCTATACCAACCATTACCGGCGTTTGATATAGAAGCAATCCCTGACGTTATGGTTCCAATAACGCCTGTGGATAGGTTGAAAGATACAAAACCTATATTTGAGGTTCCATTAAATAATCTAATTTGAAGCCAATTTCGTTCCGAAGCCTTAGCGTAAACAGAATATGTATATGTTCGCCCTACAACAGAACCAAAGGCTGCGGCTGCATAATGAAAATCATTAGCGGTTGTTTCAGCCAATTTATCGGCGGTTGTTGTGCCGTTTGGTGCCGTCGTCGCGTCGGCAGTTATTGTTGCGAAAACTTTTGTCCAAGCGGCATTATCAAATTGCTCGCTGTAAGTCAGCATATTCGCCGGAGCATACGTCAACTCACCTGTGCTATCCGTCATAAGCGCGTTACCAGCGCGGCTAAATGACAGCCAGCTAGGCGAGGCTATGCTATCAGCGTATGCGTTCGTATATGGCCGTAATGATGTCAGCCAAGAGAACGATGGGCTAGGCGCGGTGCCAGCGTTATATGGTAAGCTGTAAGAGCCGCCTGTCTGTAAATCAGTGTAATAGGCGTTGATGAGGTTTGAGCTATAGCCAGTAATGGCGAATGTTTCGGCGGCGCGGGCTACTGAGCTTGCGACTGTGGGGATGTAGGAGCTTGCGAAAGCAGCTTGTTCTACTTGGATTAATCCAGCAATAAATGTTGCGCTAGTTCCTACATAAACTGGTGAATACGATGTTGGGTTAGAAATTGTTGACCCAGATATTACAGGTATTGAAGTTAAAGAACCTGTAGCAATAAACCCAGTAACTTCAACGCGGAAAATACCAGAATTAATTTCGGTAACTTTAGATGTTATATAAGCACCTGTTCCAGCCGCGCCCGTTGATGTAACGACAAATGGAGTAACGCCAGTATCAACAGTCGCCCAAAATGTATTTGTAGCCCCTACGTTTGATAAAGATACAACTACATAACGTCGCGTTCCTGCTTTTAGATATACCGAAACCGTAGTTGTTCCCGTTACTGTGGGCCGATTTGGACTATTACCAAAAAGATTATGTGCGTTATTATTTGTGCTTTCTGTAAATGTAGTAAGACTTGTAAGCCCGTCAGGGCCAACCACGTTTGTTGAACGTGATGCAATTTCGGTTGTGCTCCAATTTGTTGCGTTAGTTAAATCATTTGATGAGGTTAATAAATTCGTCCTCGTCCCCTCAATCAGCAAACCCCTAGCAGCAAGCGTTGATGGATTGTAATCAAAGCGAGGGCCGTAGTAGGCGGCTGTAGTTGTCGCTACATAAGTGGATGGGGTTGTTTGGTAGGTTACTAGCTCTAGCTGTGCGCCCCATATATATACCGAACCATTATCCGACACGGTGCCATAACCCGGAACGGCGCTATCCCCACTGACTCTAATATCAAAACCAGCTTGAGTACTTCCTGTAAAATTATTGTTGTGAGCGACAGATAACCGGTACCAACCATTACCAACAGAAGTTAATGAAGTAGCTTTTCCATATCTTGAACCAACGCTAAGGTCTGACCATCTTAATGTAGCAACAGGATATTCTGTAGTAGTCCCGCCGATAAAAAAAGCACCTATTGACACGTAAGGACACGTTCCTTGCTTTAGATAAAGTGATAAAATATACTTATTGCTATCATTTGCTACTGTAATAAATTGCCGCACAGGAGCGTCACTAGTATTAGTGTGTGTTAATGTTGCGGCAGTAAGTGTTCCGTCTGGTGCTATTATTGAATTTGTAGCTAATGTAGTTCCACCGGAGGGACTAGTCCAAGTTGTATTAAATGTCTGGCTTTGTAAAATTAGATTATTCGGCGCATACGTCAGCTTGCCAGTGCTATCATACAGCATAGCATTTCCAGAACGGCTGATAGAGCCGCCAGATGGCATAGCTGTAGTCGTAGATAGGGTGGTGAAATCAGTCGTCGGGTTGGCGAACTTTGCGACAACCGTTGGATTGGGATAACCGCCCTGATTGGCAAGCAGATTATTAAACATTAGGCAAAGCTCACCTGTGCTACACCATAAAGATTAGTGCCATCCGAATAGAAACTCAGGATGTCCACCGCATTAGCCGCCGTCGATAGTGTAGGCACAACACCGTTCGCCCAACGATATGCAGAGCTATACGCAAGCGTTCTACCGCCTGTGCCGTCTTGAATAACGCGCAGAATATAGGTGCCGCCAGCAACAAGGTTCGTCGCATTAGCAAGCGTTCTATTGCCGCCAAGCGTTACTCTAGCGACTTGCTGCGTATTTAAGTTCCACGCAATCGACGCGCCGTCAGTCAGAGCGACTTCAGTAAAATTCTGCTGCGCCGAAAAGGCGTTGACGTTGGAATTAAGCAACAGGTCAGACGCTAGGAAGGCAATGAACACAGTGCCGTCAGTCGTCGCCGTAATTGCTGAACCACTATTGCTAGAGGCAATAATCGTCGTTCGCGCTAACGTCGTTCCAGAACTGGTATAGGTTCCCGAACCTATCTCCCAATTACTGCCGCTTTCTATTACATAGGAAACTAAATCGCCGTTATTTACGCCAGAGGCCGCAAATGTCTGATAGCCAATGACAGCGCCGCCAAGAGTAATCGTGCCGGTGCCGCTAGACGCAACACTGGCAATCGTCATTTTGGCTCTATTCGTAACCTTCGCCATTTAAATTACCCGTGTGTCAGAGTGCCAGAGGTCATCGTTACTGATTGGCCTGTAGAAATAGCCGTAGCGTTAATGATGATGTCAGCGCTGCTCGTTCCAACCGTCAGGCCAGAAACAATCACCGTTCCGGCGTTGTTACGGATTTCAGCTAAAGCAGCCGTTCCAGTTCCCGTTGCAGTCGCCGTAAGCGGAGTGCCAGAAATTGTAAGAACAGAGCCAGAAACAGTGCCAGGCGTTGCAGAAAGCGTAAACGTCGCCAATACACCCGTAGCACCAGAAAGCGCTGATGTGCCGATAACAATCGTGCCAGCCGTCGCCGTTCCAGTTGATGATGCAGCAACTCTACTTGCAATCAAGTCAGCGACTAACTGCATACGGTTGGTTTTTAGTGTTGCACTATAATTTACAGCCATTGTTTAAGTCCTTAGTTAGAAGCCTTTGCGCGCAGCGACGAGTTTAGTTTGTGACCGCACTGCGCGGTCTGCCTCAACTTCTATGTCTTTGAGAATTGTCTGATAGGCGCTATCCCAAACTTGAATACGCTCATCAGCTTTTAAATACGGGGCCGAATGAACAAGAGCGCCGTAAAGATATAAATCTGGATAACGAGATAAGACCCAGTTTGTCGTCGTTGTATTATTTAGTGGATTTAATCTTTGATAATACCAAAGGTCTAGCTTGTCTGGATTAGTCTGACCTGGCGAAGGGAATATCCGTATTCTATTCCCGATGATTGTGTAATATGTCGTAATGCCAGTGTCATTATACACCGCATCGGTTAATGGTGCGGATATATTATCCCATCCGCGAGATAAAACTTCATTAGATTGGTCTGGCGATATATATACGAAGCTTTGCGTCGTATCTTGAAACATAATTTGATAAATTGATATAAAGTCATTCGGAAGTGGGACATAATTATCAATGACTGTAGCCTGTGAGCGGCCAATCATATACGGGTGTCTAACCCGAGCCATATCACGTTGAATGCGTGATGTAGCAAGCACAACAAAATCTGGAATTACAGCAGTTAAATCTTGCCTGTTTAACGTGTCGGCAATTTTATTGCATATTCCTTGGAATGTTGCAGTAAATGTTGGGTCTGAAAAAACAGTCATTAAACTCTGCCTTTCCAAACTCTAAACTTTTTATGATTAGGGTCATTGCACCATTTGCGCCAGGCTGCCTGGTCGTGATACCAGCCCTCACGCATAGCTTGCTCAACAATATGCACAGGCACTCGAGCAACATGCTTTAAGTCACCACGTGCTTCATGCTGGTCAGCAAGAATTGCAGCACTCTCAATAGCTGGCTCAACGTCCTCAATCGTTTCGATAGTGAAATCGCCGAATGGGTCATTCTCATCGTTTGTATGAAGAACGCGAACTACGCTTTCGTTCTGGTCATATATGACCTTCTGAGACATCTAAATCCCCAAAAGAAAAGGGCCCGCCGAAGCGAGCCCTCAAGTGTCAGTTAAAGTTACTGGTGCTTACGAAGAAGCAATGTCAGGCATTTTTGCATGTGCCTTCTCATTGCGCATCTCAAGACCGTATTCAGCGACAATCATTTTGGTGTCAGCATCGCCAATTTTAGCGATATCGACTGTCTCAAACGGACGGTAGTAAGAAACAGCAGCGTATTCTGGGTCAAGGAAGAATACTGCTGACACTTCTTTCGAACTAATCGTGCGCTTGCGGAGCCAACGTGATGGGACAACCTTCACATCACCAAAATCGCTGCGGTAGATATCAACGGTATTAACCGCCTCAACCTTTGAAACAGCAATCTGCGAACCAGAACGGCCAGTGAAGCTCGAGATTTTACGCTTCAGAATTGGACGAACCATACATACTGATGGCTCTGCACCATTCTCATATGAAGTCTGAAGCAAGTCGTTGAACAGCGTCTCGGTCAAAGCAACCGAGGTTGAGCCGTCCGTTAAAGCAGCCGTCTCAGAAGCCGCATTTGCGTAAGACGTGCCGCCAGCGCCAACATTGGTCGTAATCCAATGCTCTAAAGCACGTGTTTTACGTGCAGTGCCAGTGGACGCATCAGAACCAGCAACGCGAGCTTGATTAGAGACAAGGATGCTTTCCATGTCACGCTTCAAGGCTTTACTCATAATGGCCATCTGATGAGCCATTTCCGAGCGCTTACCAGCAGCATCGGCGGCTTCCTGCGAACCAGATACAGTAGCATCACGCTCTGAAATCTGGGTCGTATTCGACAGGCGAACCGTAGCCTGTGCAGCAGCGCGTGAAAGCTCGAAGCCTTCCTCTCGCGCATTTGCTGTATCTACTGCAGGCAAACTTTCGGTCTGCCAATCAAAGATACGGTTTTTAACATTGCGCCGACCGACACTGTTAATAAAAGGCGTGTCGAAAGGGTCAATATTGTATATCGCGTTTGAAAGGTCTTCTCTGTTACCTTTCGCAGCGTAAGTAGTGAAGTTATTCGTAACCTGTGCCATTTTAAAGTTCCTTTAGATAAGGCTTTCGAAGACAGACGCCGCATCACGGACGCTGCCGGATTTTGCGAGACGTTTCTTCGCTTCAACATAGGCTTTGGTTTGCGATGTCTGAGGGCGTGCGGGTGGAGGTGATGTCTTGATAGACTTCTCTAACGGAGCGTCAGGACGCGGCTTTGAGCTTTTCAACTCACGCCAGCGCATGGCCTCGTAAGCCATCGCCACTAGTCGCGCATCGTAAGCCTGGTTGATTTCCTCATCGGAAAATCCCCTGGTCTTTAGATACGACCTGACTTTTGGCTTGTCTCTCTCGTAAGATTTTGTGTCTTTCCACTCAGGGACATAATCAGTGAGTTTTTCAGCGTTACTCTGCACATAGGCTTGGAGTTCACGTTGCTTCTCTACTGAAGTCATTTCTTGCACGCGCTGCATTTCTGACTGCGCTGCTTGATAATCCCCTAACTTACGCTCGTAAGCGTCTCGCTGCTTCAGATATTGTGCCGGATCTGTATCAATCAGTGACGCATCCGGCGGTTGCGGAATAGATGACTGCAATTGCTGAGTGATTGCAGGCAATAGCTGAGCGTAGATTTGACGCTCTTTTATCGCTTGCTCAACTTCAGACGAATACTGCCGTCTTTCTTCTGCAAGAGCCTGTGTTTTGCGGGTGTAATCGGCTTGCCGGAGAATGCCGTCTTTCAATTCCTGTTTGGTAAACTCAATTGGCTTGCCCTCGATTTCAAGGGTGACAATTGGCTTATCATCGGTATCAACTTCGGCCTTTTCATCCTGCTCGTCGTCTGAGCCTTCATCCCCTTCGTCTTCGGACTGATTTTCCTCTAACGCCGTCTCTGGGTCTTCGGGCTCGTTATCGTCGTCAACTTCTTCAGCTTCAGACGATGCTTTAGCTACTTCTTTCTTCTCTGGCGCTTTCTGTTTTTCGAGAGATTTTCCCGACAGTATTGCCTCAAACGCAGATGTAGCCTCTTCCAGCGACCCGGTGCTTTCGCTTGCCGCGTCGGCTAGATTTTCATCAACCATTGTATTACTCGGGGTTGCTCAGCAACTGGCGTGCTTAGCGGCGTAGTTCAACGCGCCGTTCAGCTTGTGCCTTGCTGAGTTTCATGTTCGCCAGCATCGCCTCCAGCTTGCCTTTGAACGTGCGTGCGCCACGAACGAGGCCGTAAGCCTCTTCTCGTTCCTGTGGCGTCTTGAATTGACCATTCGCCCAGCATTCGATGTTGAATTTTTCTAAATCTTCCATCGCAACTTTGAATGCTTCGGACGCAAGTATGCTTTCCGCTGAGTGACCCAAGCGGATGATTTCATCATCAGTCATGTTAGATTATGCCGTCCCCATAGGTTGAGGCATTGCAGGGGGCTGTTGTTGCGGCTGCTGTTGATTAGCATTCATCCCGATTTGGGAAAGCACCTGAACAGAAGCCAGCTTTTCATTATCAATTAAGGCTTGCGCTAATTGTTGAATGTCTTGGCGAGGACGGCGGGTCATTTCAATAATCGCCGCCCAATCAACTGGCGTGCCGCCCTTCGCTGCAATATCAGCAGCTTTTAGAATTATATTAGCTTCCATCTCATCGCGTTTTAAATCAGCGTCAATTTGCAGCTGAGCGCGGTCAAT